TTTACTTTCATTAACCAAACGAATCTGCCTACCTTTACAAAGGTGGCTGTAACTGCGGTCAACGGAAGCTCGTTTGTTGTTTCAACTGGTACTACAACTGGGATTAACGTGGGTGACCTCGTTCGTCTTATCAATATTACCGGTGCGAAACAAATCAGCGGCCCGAACCTGTATCAAGTCACTGCTGTTTCTGCTGCCACGAGCATTACGCTTGGATACGCTGCAACTGCTGCAACTGCAGGTTTAGTTGTTGCTAACGGAACGACTGGATTTTACCAAAAAGTATATCCAAGTCAGTTTCTGCCAAACACGCTGCCTGTAGCTTATATCACACAAGCTACCCAAGCAGTTGTGTACTTCTTCAGACAGAACCCATACACACCAGGGGAACTCGTCGATTTCCAAATCCCAACGCCTTACGGCATGACCCAGTTGAGCAATTTGACTGGCAAATCGGGAAGCGGACCATTTACGAGCAACCCAGCAGGTGCGGCTAGGGTATTGAGTGTAACGAATTCGTCTACAGAGTCATCGATCACCATCGATGTCGATACGACAGGATTCACTGCATTCCAGTATCCAACATCGGCCAACTTTGCCTCTGGAGCATCTCCAGCTGTGTGTATTCCTGCCGGTTCAGGCGTTGTACCTCTTAGCGGAAGCGCAACGATCCCTGCATCGCCTCCAGGAACCAACTTGGCGGACGCCTTCGATAACAAGGCTCAGTACGTCATGAACATTGGTACATCTGCTGCAGGAGTGGCAAGCGCCAACATGGTAGTCATGGCGTTCAAAGCTGATTTCGTCAATGGAATCACGAACGCATAACAAAACCAAAGGAGGGGGATCTTTTGTCCCCCTCCTCTAATTCAAGGAATACATCACATGGAAGTCAGAGAATTACATAAGAAACTACCCAATACCCTCCCTGCACAAGAGCGGGATGAATTGATTAAGAAAATGCGTAGGGAAGACGACAAAGTTCGAAAAGGCATGTTCGAATTCCTCGATGCACAAGGCGGATGGCTCGAATTCTCCTATCGCAAATATCCAGGGGAAGCGATTCAGATGATTAAGCTCGTTCATGGAGAGATATGCGATTTGACCATGGGGCTTATTAAGCATTTGAACAACACGAAACGAAAGGTCAGACGCTACTCTTTAGAGCTACCGGCTGCAGGAGGTCGTGTGCCTCGTCATTATGAAACAGTGTCTAGAGTTCGATTTACACCCGTGGATGTTCTGTAATGCAAAATTCGAGCCCACATGTCGTTCCAGGAGGTCCTAGCAACTATGGGCCTCCCTTTGGAGCGAATTTCATCCCGAATTTGCAGTACATAACGAACATAACGCAGGCCAATCCTGCGGTCGTTACCTTCTTGGACGATACGAACTTTACCGTGGCGGAGTGGATCGGCTTTAGGATTCCTCCGCCTAACGGCATGATTCAATTGAATAATCAAAAAGCACAGATAATTTCACTAACGCCTAATACAGCCACAATAGCCATAGACACACGCAATTTTTATCCGTTTATATACGTACAAGATCCGCAAGTGCCCTGTGTGGCCGTTCCTGTAGCCTCAGGAATCATCCAGGGAACAACGGCGATAACGCTAGAAGATGCATTTGATAACGAGCCGACAACATGAGCACATTTGTCCCTACATATCCTCTCTATCCGACTCTCGCTAATGCGATAACGAAGACGAGGAAGCTCACTGGCTCTAGCAATGCCTTCCAGGTAACGGATTCTTACATTGTGCAGCAAATGCATAGCTTTTATGCCTACGATTTGCCAGCAAAGTTTCGCTCTTTAAAGCTTCAGGATGTCTATTCCTTCAATACGAACGTGGGTCAAGAGACATATCCCTTCAATAGCGAGCTTTATACGACTGTTAATCAGCCGGCAACATGCGCTAAAAGGGAATTGCGTTGGTTTAATACTCCTAGTTCCTTTTATGCAAATAATTACAACTGGCAAAGCTTTACCAATTTCGCTACTGGGGATGGAACTACAGGCCCTTATAGCGGCTTTACGACCGCTTTTCCTTTTGTTGCGAGTATTAACAATGATCCAGGGACTCAGACAGCAAGGAACCTTTTCTTTCCTCAAGGAAGGGTTCAAAACATACTCATAACGGCCAATGTCATAGGAGCCAATGGCGTAGGAGAAACGCAGAACGTCACGGATGATGGTCAAGGCAATCTGATTCAAATCTTCCAGACGAGCAATAGCGGCAATCAGGAGTATGCCTGGACGTACTATCGGCAGTACGCCTCTTCAACGCCCACGGTGCCAGGAAATGCCACGATCAATTATCAAACTGGTGAAATCACCGGATTGATCTTTGCTCAGGCGATTCCTTCAGGAACACCGATACAGGTACAGTACAATCCGAAGCAGTTTTCGATCCCGCTTGCGATTCTCTTCTTCCAGAATCAATTCACGCTCGCCCCTGTGCCCGATGCCGGTTATACCATTGAAATGACCTGCTATAGACAGCCAATCCAGGCTCTTTTAGCAGCCGATCAAGCCGGCAATCCCGAACTCTCTGAATGGTGGGAAATCCTCGCTGTAGGGGCTTCTAAAAAAATCTTCGAAGAGAGACTAGATAGCGATGGTGTCATCTTCATCGACAAGATGCTGAAGGAGCGCTACGACATCATCGAGACAAGGACATACGCTCAGATCGGACAAGAAAGTATCAACACAATTTATAGCGACCAGCTGAAATATCAATGGGGCTCTGGTGGTTTAGCGCCCTTTGGATCGATCTGATGAAGAATGACAAAAAAGTTAAAAGAAACCGAGCTGCTGTCCTTTTGAAAAGAGATAACAAGAAGAAGATAAAACCTTTGCCAAACAAAAGAATCCCTCTAGGAGGAGGGCCCTTTGTAGGGCGTCACACAACAGGGTGAACGTGTTTATGGTAGTCATCAAAGGAAAAGAAAAAGTACTGAAAAAGCCCCTTTCTCCAGCGAATGCAAAGCTGAGCAAGAAAGCGAAGAAACAATTGAAAAACCCTAGGCCAGAGCAGCCTATTCCAACGGTATGCGTGAGCTAAGGAGAGACTATGGCGATTCCAACATACACACCAGGATATCCACCCGATGGTTCATCCTTGGGGCAAACAAAGACTGCGATCAGAAACAATCTCGACGGAACTTTTCAAACCCTGAACGTCGATCACGTGAATAACAACGGTCAACCAGGATCTAATCCTGCGGGATATCACACGGTCATACACGAGGTCACCCAAACTGCCGTTACATCAATCAGTGGAGTCAATCAAGTCTTCTCGGGCGTTCCTGGCACCCTTACCTATACCGTTGGAATGACTACCAAGACAACTCCCACGATTCCTAACAATGGGGATACGCAGCTGTATTCCTTAACAGGGGCTGGTGTCTTGGCTCAATTGACAGGCTATAGCTTTACAACACCTTCTGGGCCGAACAACCAATCTAGCGGCTATGCCTGGATAGGAGGGGTTTTGCTTCAGTGGGGTTCTGATTTCGCCGTCAACACCGGTTCAGGAAACCCAATTAGCTTTGCCATTCCTTTTCCGAATCACGTCTTTTCCATTACCTGTACCGTCTACAACTCAGGCTCTAATGTGAGAGAGGTTTCGGAAGTAGGGGCAGCTTCTCTTTCTGGATTTAGTGCTTTCGGAAGTAACTCAAAGAATTTGATTTATTATCTAGCCATAGGTAATTAAATGAGCTCCGGTTTTCATCAAGTCTTGATTGGAGGCTATCCCTCAGGCGGTCTTACTCAAGACAGGAAACCTGCGCTCCTGGCTAACGAAGCCTATTCGGATATTGAAAATGCCTATGTTTTCCGCGAGAGAACCAAGAAGCGCGATGGCGAAGTTCCCATGGGGCGCCTTTCCCGTGTCTTTACCAATGTAGACATAGGCAATAGCTCTGCCTCTCCTTGGACATTTAATCTCTACACAAAGCTTTCTATCACAAAAGAAACAAATGCCCAGATTAAGCCTGGAAGCGTCAGCATTACCATTGCGACTATTGCGACACCGTTCGTAGACGCCGGCAACGGAACGTTAACAAACGTAACTTCTCCAGGATCAAACCATGGGACGATCAATTATTTGACAGGTGATGTCACTATCACAGACACGGCTGGAGCTGGTCATGATACGCATGTGACCATGACCTACTTTCCTATGCTTCCTGTCATGGGAATCTTGAAAAGAGACGTAGCTACCTTTGGCATCGATGCAACTGTCTTCTTCGATACAAAATACGCCTATCAATTCGTAAGCGGCTTTCAGGAATTAGCTTCTGGGACCACATGGAGCGGTACGAATACCGATTTCTTTTGGGCTGCAAACTATCAAGGAGCAACGCCTAATTTAAGATACTTTTTTGAGACAAATAACAATATCACTTCGGGATCGGCGACACCATACGATCCCATAAGATATTACAATAATAGCACCTGGAATGATCTGCAGCCTCAACTAGATGCTGTGCCTAATTTTCTTTATCAAGCGCTCATTGTTATTCCTTATTACGGCCGCTTACTCGCATTAAATAC